ATGTGTCATATTTTTATTTTTTTCTGAATGCTCTTGTATAGGCAACAACTTTAAGAATTCTTTAAATTTTGGCATATCTAAATAACTTTCTAAATTAAAAGTTTTTCTTTCCCAAAACGATTGAGTGTAATATATATTATCTAATAAATTATTTTTCCACAACGCATGTCCTAATTTAATTCTAAAATATTTAGGATAGTTATTAAGATAACTAAAACCATATTGTCTGTCATTATTTGTGTAAATATCTTGATGTTTCAATGAAAACATATATGGATATGAAATTTGCCAAATATTATCTTTTATTTTTTTATCCTGATAACCCAGTGTTTGTATTATAAAATTTACTTCCAAATTACCCATATATTCATATAATTTTTCAAATCCATTACTTGTGCCTACATCTCTATCTCTATATACATCAGTGTTAGATAACAACATAGTTTTAGGTCTATATGTATTAACACAAAATTCTATATTTTTTCTGATAGATTGTGAATCTAGACTGGATATACCCAGAGACAATGTACTACCCATATCATTGGTATAGATATTCAATAGATCATATGCTATAGGATCTACAATAGGTGCTTCATTTATATCTGAAGGAATATTTTCAAAACCTATCACTATTTCTCCGTACTTTTTTTAAAATTTTGTCAGCTCTCCATAGAATATATTTTAAACGAATTTTTGAATAAAAATCTGATATTACATTAAACATTTCTTATTACTATTACTCCATATTGATCCATAACCACAGTTTCACAATCTATTCTGTTGATTACTTCATACACTAAGTCAATCATTCGCTGACTGTTTCCACATATTATTGTAAGAGGAATTTCCTCCTGATTCATTAGTATAAAATTTTCTACTAAAATGTCAACCTCATGATGTCTTACACCGTGTAAATCCAATTTCATTGTAAAAAATCCTCACTTGTTAAAAGATTAAAGTTATTTTCCAGTCGATCTTTATACTTAATGTGGTAATCGAAAAGATTACCAGTATCATCTAACAACCTTAATATTTCTTGACTAATCATTGTTAATCTAGATTGATAGTCTATTACTTGATCATATGAATGATCTATAACATCATCAAATACATCTATCCCTATTTTTCTTAAATGTTCTACGGCAAACGGTCTATTAAATTGAATAAAAAACTGTCTTGCATATATGGGTTTCCAGGTTTTTTCTGTAAATATACTAGCACCGTCAGGTGCGGTTTCTGTAACAACATTTAAAACAGTTTCTCTAAAAGCAATATGTTTTATGCTATGGTCTGAACCTCTATCATAATTATCTCCAATAGTAGTAAAATTACTAAATCCTTTATCACCAAACTCTGCAAAATATCTTTTGTAAGTATTTCTATCCGTGTCAGAATTTATATCTGTTATATATTTACTAAATTTAAAATTACCCATAGAAAATAATATTTTATTAAAATTATTACTATGTCTGAGAAGATTGAATAAATCTATTCTGGGTTTTCTAGGTACACCATTTAAGCAACTAATAGGATATATTTTTTCATTATCATATTTTTTATATCTTAAGTCCTTATATTGCCATATAAATGGATTATGGTAGATTATAGAGTTAGATTCTTTGAAAATATATGAAAAATCATTTACTAACACCTTATATCCACAAGGCCAATCCCAGGTTTCTATTGTTGATTCAAATTCGTCAAAAGGATCATATGAACAATCTAAAATGACTATATCTATTTCATTGTCTTTTAAAAAAGGAGAAACTATTGTTTCTATAATATGATTTTTTTGATGTAGAAGATCTGTATAATCACTCATATTGATGTAAAGATATTTTACATCATCTTCTAATAAGTGAGAAAAATTCGTTAATCGTTCGATATCAGCAGGATAAATTGTTTTATCTTTTAAAAAGGATATTTGATTTAGTCTATAACTATATCTTCCATTCCTGCTGTTCTCAGTCTTGTTATGTGTCCTATCTGCCATTGCTTTGTGTCTAAGCCCTTCATTATGCCTAGATATTTATTACGCAAAAGGCTAAATTGGTTAACAAGGTGAGTTAAATCTATAACACTTTGTTCACCATCAACATATTTTTCAGCATCTCTACTTGAAAGTTGTCTATTGTATGCTTCTAAGTATTTGCGGAATGTTTTGGAACGTTCTTTACGAAGTTCTATATTTAAGTGTTCTAGTATTGCTTCAATCTCTTGCAGTTGATTAAAGCGATATTCTGTTAAGCCTGGGAGGGCGGCACTGGATTTCTCCAGGCTACCCTTTATCCTGCATTCGTACCTGGCTTCATCAAGTTGTTTCTCATAATACTCGATGGCTGGTATTATGTCGCCTAAATCGCCTACAACTTTATTATACCAAGTACTCATGTTTTAACCCCAATCCTCATCATCTTCATCGTCTTCGAATCCAATGTCAAAGTGGCTGACCAATGCCGCCTTCATAGCAGTATCAAATGTATTAATGTGATCTTCTGCTTCTGAAATGTCCACGTTATCGTCGAAGGTTCTAACGAGTTCTTCAGCGACATGTAGTCGTTCTTTTTTGGGTATGTATGTTTTTATACTATCCCATGTATCATATAGAAGTGCTACTTCAGGACTCATCTGTATACTCCTCTGCTTCTGGTTCAAATGAATCTGGGTCAGCATCTTCAACAATATCTTGTTTTGCTAAAGGGTTTTGACCCCATTCATCAATAATTACCTGAAGTTTATCTCCAGTCCAGCCTTTTCTGAACTCTTTGATAACTTCTCCAGTTACAGGTGAGGTGTATTCCAGTTTGTTTCCTGTTTTAATCACAATCTCTTTCTTTTCAAACATCTCCAAGAGGCCACTGTATGGATCCATGCCTGTCTCGTATGGGATTTTGATTTGAACACCTTCAAACGGTTTGCTGTATCGTGACTTCATCACTTTACAGGCCGCTCTGATACCTTGTACAGTAGACGTTTTGTTACCATCTTCATCCTCTTTTAATTTGAGTTTCTTCATAGCAACAACAATACTACTTGCATATATAAACCCTTGGCCACCACTGATCTTATCATCTGGATCAAACATATCTTGCGATGCATAAGTGTGGTTTGTGGCTATAAGGGCTATTGGAAAAGGAGCAATCTGGTTAACTGTGTTTCTAACCAAGGCTGTTAATGCCTTAGGTTTTCTACCCATATCACCTTTCATATCTCCTTTCTGAAACTGATCTACATCAGTCGGAGTTAGAAGCATACCCAAACTGTCTATTACAAAAACTAATTTAGGTTGCTCATCATATGGCAGATCGCCATAATTTGCTTTATAGTCTTTCATAAACTCTGATACTGCTTTAGCAACATCATCAATCATTGAAACACTAATTCTTAAAAGTTTTTCTGGTGATGTGTCTACATTCAATGCTTGTAGCCATTGTTCATCAAGTGCGTTTTCTGAGTCAAACAACACAACTTGACAACCCATATCCTGTGCGGATTTAACTAGGTTACCAGAACAAATAAAACTTTTACCAGAACCGGACTCACCAGCAAATACTGATACCTTACCAAGTGGAACACCTTTGTTAAAGTCACCACTAATAAGATAGTTTAGTGTATAGTTTCCTGTACTAATCCAATCCTGTGGATCAAAGAAACCAGCACTAATACCTGAAATACTCTTCGTCAGGCCAGTTCTGAACTTTGTTAAGTCAAAAGGTTTTTGCATGTTTCCTCCTTAAGACGTTTGTCTATTTCTGATCATATTCAGAATGTCATCTGCTGATTTTTTACCAGTATCTGCTTCTGCTGTTGCAGGTGCAGGAGAAGGAGTTGTTTCAGCAACAGGTTCTGTCACAGTTGCTTCTGCTTGTGCAGGAGCAGTTACAGGAGCCACACTCTCTGTTGCAGTTTGTTGTACTGCTGGAGTAGGTTGTGCCTGTGCCACTGTGGTTTGTGTGCTTGTTCCTGTATCAAGTCCATAGGGCTTGTAAAACGTACCCCACCTTGCAGGGTCATATAATTCACCATCTACACTTGCCTGGAACATTTCTGCTATTGCTTGAATACCTTCTGCAGTTGGTTTAGCAGGGAGGAAGTCATTTAAATTAAATAGTCCATTTGAGTCAATTGCCGCAAGTTGTTCTTCAGTAAGAGCACTTTCTTTTCTAGCCCACTTACTTGTGGAATAGTCTGCGTATTGACCTTTTGTTGTTTTAGTTAATCTAAAATCAGTACCATTAACGTAATCTGTTGGAAGGTTTTCCATATCAGGATCCATTAATGCTGATTTAATAATGTTAAAAATTTGAGGACCAATTACAAATCTTCTAATTGGATTCTCAGGTGCTTCTTCGTTTAATGGGTTTTCATTTACAAAGCCTTGGAAAATATAACTTCTTTTCTTCCAATACTTTCTTCCCATGTCTTCTAAAGAAGGATCTTTAAACCAAGGTCTTACCTCAGTTAAAATAGGACAAGTTTCATTAAACATTTCCACACAAGGAACTTGTACAGTAACTGGTTTTGCGTCACCGCCTACAACTCCTGGAAATGTTAGTCTTATCATTTGTCGTTCTACCCAAAAGAACGTGTTGTTTGGATCACTGTCAGGAAGGAATCTTAGTACTGTACTAGTACCTTCGTCTATGTTCCAAAAAGGGTAAATTGCTTTATCGCTTTGAGCTGGGGAACTACTGGATTTGGTATCCATTGATTGTAGTTTTGCTCTAATTTCTGCTAATGAGGCCATAATGTTTTCTCCTTTGTTTATGCCATGTTCGTAATACATTCATATTACTGTGCCTTAATTATATTGCCATGATGTAAAAATGTCAAGTACTTTTTTACAACTATTAGCCATTTCTGGCTAACAAATTTATTTATCTGTTATGTGTGTTTTTACTGTGTAAATTGGTCCAAAAATGCTTCGTATGTTTCTGCTACATCTACTGGAGCAGTTTTTTGTACGTTTTGATTTGCACTTAATAAACAACTTTTGATAGCACCATATTCAAATTGACTTAGTTCTCCGCCGTCATTTAGTTTACTGCTAATACTCTGTAAATAGTTTGCTAATACATCGTCTTTAGCACTATAGCCTAACTGACTAACTTGGTATCCAAGTTTTGCATGTGGTGTTGCAAAATCTACTAGATCAGATTCCTGTAATCTATCTTTTACACCATCAAATGTTTCTGATTCAATTGCTTTAACAATTTTGCTTTCAAAACTTTTTCTTCTATTTGCCAATGATTTTAAATTATTCATTACATTAGCAACTTTGTCGTCAAAATGTGTTTCAGTAAATTTACTTTCTAAATCTAAATCATCTTCTAACATTTCGACTGAGCCGTAATCCTCAATGCTTTCTATAGCATTTGCGTATGTTTTGACTCCACTTAATCTTTTAAATGTGTTTTTAATCTCACCAATGTTTTCCAATGCTAGTGAAACATATTCTTCGTTTGTTTCATTTACAAGTTTTGCACCTTTAACATATCTTACAAACTCACGGAGTTGTCTGTAATCCTGTGCCATTGTAGTTATTGCTTCACCAATGTTATCATACATTTCACCACCATTGTATAGGTGTCTTGCCATTGCTCTGGCGGCTGATAAATTATTTTCAGCCATTTTAAATCTTTCATCTCCCCTTTGAATAAAGATGCTGTGGATATTTCTACTTCTGGAACCACGTACTTCTTCATCTACAGGTTTTTTATGTCTTACTACTACTCTAACATTGTCTAATGGTTGATAACTGGTTTTTGTACTACCAGTCATTCTGCCTAAACTTGCCTCCATTACATCTGCCATATCTTTCTCCGCATTCTTGGCTATGTCCAAATTTTCGCCTTTAGGTTTAATTTTTTTATCAAATATTCTGTAATCAAAATTTAACAAGTAATCCTGTGCTAAGTCTTTAATCATACCTCTTACTGGAGATTCACTTAGTTCACTGCTAGTTGCTAACATAATTGTTTTATCATTAACATCTAATCTTGCTAGTAAATTGGGTTCTGATACAGCAAAACGTGTTGCTTCTTGTGGGTTGATTACAATTTTACCCTCTTTGTTAAAACTTTTTACTTCGTAGCCAAAGCCTTTTAAAATGTTAAAAAGTTTCTCAGATACTGTATTAATGTTTATAGCCATATAACTATTTATCAGAATTTAATTTTTCAAAATATTTTTTACAACTATCAAAACATTTGTAAGTTGATTGGTACCTATTATAAAACATTATATTATGAACTAAAGTATCATGTGCTTCAATAATTAATTGATCTAAGTCTGAAAACGACAAAGAATTAATGTATTCAAATACATCAAATACCTTATCTATTCTTTTATTAACATCTATTTCATTATCATAACTTTCGTTCCACCATTTATTAAATGTTTTAAACCCTTTATTTTGTAGATTTTTTAAAGAAAAAGGACTTGATAATAAAACAAATGGAACCATACTTAATATAGGTCTTGCTGTTTTTTCTGTGAGAAATATATTTTTTTCATCACAAACAGATTCAACTGAAAATTCCACATAAAAATCTGCTAAACAAGATTTATGCCAATTTTTTCTAATGTCTGAGGAATTTCTAACACCCCCGTCTTTTCCGTTTAATGGCAAAATATCTAAAATTTTGTTATCAACACATATTTTTTTAATTTCATATAATTGATCGCTATTATTAAAATCTGGCAACAAACAATATGATATTTCATTATTTTTTAAATGATCATTATTAAAGATTTTTTCAAAAAATTTAAATCTATGTGTTCTGTGTTTACCATTTAAACATCTTATTTTATGTTTTCTATTTTTGTTTGCCAATGAATAATTAATTGCATCTTTTATGTTAGGAATCTTAAATGTAGGCAATACTACGTTAATACCAATATTTTTTATGTCTAAAAAATTTGTTTCGTTTTCAAAACATGTAAATAAAACACAATTATTTTTTATTAAATTATAAAATTTAATTGTGTTCTCTATTGTATTCTTTATTTTACCATAAGGTATAACATTATCAGAACTTATATCAAAAACAATAATACATTTGCCTTCTTTATGATCTTCTATTACACGTTTAGGAATATTAAAAATAAAATTATCTGGAATGAAATTTAAATTAAAAATTGTCTCATTAAAAACTATATGGTACACACCTAATTTATTTTCATCTTGCACAAAAAAACTGGGGGCTCTTAATTCTAATGTAATGTCATCAGAATAACTTTGAAATCCAAAACATTTATTAAATGTTGTGGGTCCTTCATTAATTATTGTATCGGTGATGTCTTCAGTAAATCCATTAGGAACAATTATTTTAGTATCTTTATAATTTATAAAAGAACTGTTAGTTAAAATATTTGCAGGAATCATTTTAAATTAATGGCATTGGTTGATCGTAATCGTCACCATCATCATTAAAATCTTCCCAACCCAATCCACTATTAACTATATTGTAAACATCATCTTCAAATGTACTGATAAAGTCAACCATTCGCAATCCAAGTACCAAGGACATAACCAAGTCATCTGTGCCTCCCGGTTTTGCTTTAAAAGTGTTAGATGTTGACACAAAACTTTTTAATTCGCTTATTAGAGATTTACTTTTTAATTTTATTTTGTCTTGTTCAACAAGCCTTTTTAAAATCAAACAGGTTTCTATTTTACTTTTGTGTGTGGTATGATAACCTCGTCTGCCTTTTTTGCCCTGTATCTTTTTGGGTTCATGTAGCATTTCGCCTGGAAAACTTTCTTCACCTGTATCTCTGATAACCACCAATGCGGCTTCACCTATAGCATTGTTTTCCACACTCCAATAAATCTGATATGCACCTTGTTCTTTGATATATTGCATGATTTCCATCATGACTTTGACCTGGCCTTCTATGGGAGTTTTGTTATGTTGCCATTCTGCTACCTGAGTCATACTTGGAAGTTCTAAAACCTGTATTGCGGCATTGTCACCGCCTGTACCTGTACTAGGATCCAAACTCACAACATACATACAATCAGGTGATGGGTGTTTATACCAACGTGTTTGTCCCATTCTGATAGTTGGGTCTACCCCATTTAATTCTATAAGTTTTAATGGATCAATAAGTGTTTCATCATATATAATAAATTCACATTCGTGTTCACGTCTAAAACGTTCTTCGCCAATTCTGCCACGTTCTTCTGTTGCCCATGTGGCATCTCTGTCAGGGTGTTCGTCCCATTTTGCTAACATGGGTTTAAAACCATTTATACCAACATCTTGTTCGTTCCCATATTCATCAAACAGTTTGTTTGCTTGATTCCAAATCATAGCAAAAGTATCTTCATCACTGTTGGGTGTACTTGTGATAATACATTTACCACCTGTTGCCAGTGTTGGTGATAATGAAGTCCAAAACTCAGCGGCAATTCTAGGAGGCACAAAAGCAAACTCGTCCAAGTACACTAGGGTAAGTGACATACCCCTACCAGTGTTTTCTGTGGTTGTACTTGCAACTATCCTACTGCCATTATCAAAACTTATACTTCCTTTATTGTATTCAGTGACACCTGCACGAATATGATCAGGCACACTTTCATAAGCATAACGTATACGTTGCATAATCTCCTGAGCACCTGCTTGTTTATGAGCCGCAACTAGTATTGTGCTGTCTGGTTTAAACATAGCATACCACAGCAAGTATCCTGCCGCCACAGTGGTTTTACCCATCTGTCTGCCCAGCATGTTGATACTATATCTGTAATTATTATAATTTTCTATAAGTTCTAACTGATAACTGAATGGCTCAAAATTAATACCGCCTTTAGTAGGATGTTGGATTTTAACATGATTTTCCATAAAATACAGAGGACCTGTTGCCGGATCGGCACAATTTTTAAAATCCTCTATGGTATCTGGTGTATATGCTGTTTTACTATAGCCCTGTTTAACCAGACTGGTATCTGCTGTTCCTCTAGCCATATTACTATTTATATTGTAATTATGCTGGAGTTTGGTTTTTTTGTAAGATCGTGTTTAGTCACCCAGTCATAAAGATGTTTTCCAATAGCAAAATGTCCATTTTCATCAGGATGATTTGCATATTGTTCTAAAGAATATTTTGCAGATAGTTGAAGCCCTGTAAATGCAGTTAAAGGCACAAGTCTATTATCTTTACTTAAAGGTCTTAGAGCAAAATCTAAAAATTCTTTATGTGGGTGATTATCTGAAACTCCTGCAGAATACATTACAAAAGGTATATTTCTTAAATATAAAAACTTTTTAATTTTTGCCACACATTTGAAAGTATAATCTGTATGTTCTACAAAAGCATTATGCCTACCAAAAAACCAAGTTCTTGCACTTTGTTCAGTACGTTTTCTATCTTCAGGATCTATTGTATCTTCATCCATTTTTACAAACATTGGTTCTTGTACATCTAAATAATCATTTGTTTTTCTTACATAATGGATAAGATAATTTTCTGTTTCTATATCTTGTGCTTTTGCTAATATAACAGGGTAAACTATTTCATTTTTAAATTCGCCGTCTCTAACTTTTACAGTTTGAAAAGATTTATAAGTTGTACTTGAAAATTCTACGCAAACAAATAATCTATCATATGTTTTATATTTTTTTAAATATTGATCACAGAAATTTTTAATATCTATAATCTGCATATCTAATGGCTTCGCTACTAAAGAATGATTCCACAAATTTTCTGTATTTGTAAATTCTGTAAATGTATCAACCCAGGAAGAGGAATTAGTCCATTTTGGCCTAAATAAAGTTTTTTCTAAACCCTTGCCCCATCCAGATGCGTAACTACATCCGTCTACGTAAAGGTCTTGGATCATTTTAAGAAAGGGATTTTTGTAATTTATCCTTTAATACGTTTATTAAAGTTTCTTTATCCGTGCTATATGAAGGATTATCTAATTGAGGTTTTACTAAAACTGAAGGAGCACTTTCTGGTTCATCATCACAACCACATTCGTCATCCATTTCAACTTCTGGTTCCTCTTGTTCAGGTTCCTCTTGTTCAGGTTCCTCTTGTTCAGGTTCTTGGCTATCTGTTTTAGGTAATGTGATACCTGCAAGTTTTAATATATCATGTAATTCTTGCATACTGTCAGCATTTGCACTGACAGTTACTTGTGCATCACCTTGTTTTTTGGTTTTGCTGTATGATACGGATTCTTTGTCATCTTCTTGTTCAACAGCACCTGACATAACTTCAGGACTTGGGAAATATGCTTCTTCTATTGATTCTATTTCCTTACCGCTCATTTTGTCCTGATGCATTTGTCTAACTAATGCTAAAAATCTATTTCTGTATTTAGGATCTTCCATAATGTCAGATAAAATATTTGCATATGGTTCAAGTGCGTCTATTAGATTTCTACTTAAAACATTACCGCTTTGTAATTGGTCTAATGCTCTTGCAGTCATTTGTCCAGATGCTTTACCGCCAATTTCTTTTTTAGCCATATTGGAGCCCATTGCAACTCCTTGTGATGGATTTTCAAACATCTGATCTAATTTCATTATCTGCTCCTAGTACCGTGTTGAGCAATATTATCTACTTGTTTTGTGCTTTCTGCACCTCTACCCATATTAGGTGTACCAACTATTGTGTCATATGTTGGTCTTAAAGCATCGCCCATTAACTCATCTTTGCTTGGGTAGTTGCGGAAATAATCAGCACCTTTTTCTGCTTTAATTTTGTTAAGTTCGTCTAGGAATTTTTTATTAAACTCTTCACCAAAAAGAGGCCCATCTTCTACAAATTCATCATCTATTGCATAATGTTCCATTTCTTCTTTGGCTAGTGCTGAATCTTCTTCGTTTACAAATCTGTCTTCATCAGCCTCTAATCTTTCAGCGGCCATGTCTGCTTCTAAACGTCTTGGTTCTTTAACACCATAACATAAAACTCTTTCATGATCTAAACCAAGATTTACTGCTAACCATACTTCTAAAATTCTGTCGTTAACTGGATATTTTAAAACTATGTCTGTGCTACATACTTCGCTAGTAAATTTTGCACCTTTGGCTCTTAAAAATTCTTGTGGGTTTTCTTCTATTGGAGTTCTTTTAAATGGTGCCGCACTGACTAAATTATATTTTGATAGACATTTTTCTATAATGTCCATATGATCGCTACCACAATCTGCGGCAATTTTAACTCTAAAGCCGTATTCTTTACTAAATGCTTCTGAAATATATTGTTTTAATTCCATAAAAAACTCCAATTAACACACTTATTTATCATTTTTTAATCTGTTCCGCCTTTTATAATTTTTAGTAAATCGTTTCTGTCAAAAACAGTTGCTTGTACTGTTTCTTCTCCGCCTGTACCTTTGTCACTAAATTTATCTATTCTGGCTTTTTTAAGCATTAAATCTATTTGTTGTAGTTTTGCTTTTGTTTTGGCATCACTGGCATCTAAGGCTATTTTAAGCATATTACTTGCTTCTGCAAATACTTTACCAGCCGCCATATCACTTACATTCATACCAAGTTGCATAAGTGTTTCATAACTTTCAATAGCCTTTTTGGCTATGTCACTCATTTCAGTTTCGTGATCTTCTAAACCTTTTATTTCCTTAAAGGCCGCATTAATCTTTTCACTAACACTTAATGCTTGTTGCGTTTCTTCAATTACTTCTTCACTTTCTTCTTTTGAAGGCACAATTTCAGTAACTTCTTCAATAGGTGGCAAATTAAATTCTTCTTCCAGTTTCTTTGTCATATTACTATTTATTTTACTCTAGGGCGACTAATTCGTTTCTTTGGCTTACGTGGTTTGTTACTTCTGAATATTTGATCTTCATTAATTACTTTAAAACGTATTCCTTTACGTTTGCACCATTCCTGTGCCGCAGTCCATTTGGCGGCGTTTATGGCTGTTTGAAAGGCATCACTTCTGCTACGAGCATTTTCTAATGTAGTTTGGGTGCTGGGTTTGATTTCCACAAGTTCCACATGTTCCTTACCATCTTTATCTACATATTGTATCATAAAATCAGGAACATAATTTGCATACTTACCAGTCGCTGGATTTCTATAAGGTATCTTGATGCTTTCACTTGCCCATTTTAATATGTTGGGATGACTATCACACATTCTCATAAATGCTAACTCCCAACTACTACGATATGTGGGCAAAGATTTTCCTACAAATTTATGAGAGTTTGTAACTTCATACTTGCCTTTTGCAAATTTTGCCATGTTAAGCCTTTATAAGTTTTCCAACTCTACTTTTAGAATTACTTTTTGGGACTACTAAATTTATTCTGTTTCCTTTAGGTCGTAATGCATTTATGGCATCATATGCATCTTTAGTAATTTTGAGTGTGTTTTCATTAATGCTGAAAAACTCCATTGGGCTTGTTCCCATGGATTCAGCAACTTTAATTAACACAATTGATAAAGCATTTGCGTTTGCTTCTTTGAATCCTATTTTTTCCAGTCTAGTTTTAATTTGTGTTAGAACTTCTGGATTTATTGTACTCAGTGAATCTTTTTCTAAATTTCCTAATATTTCTGAACTTGCTTGAGGTAATGGAAATTTAATGGTAGCATTTTCTAAAAAAGTTGTAAGTGTTGATTGTAAAACATCGTATCTTAATTCATTTCCAAATGTTTCATATAGAGAAGAACTCATTATGTATCTCCTCCACCTGTTTCTGGTTGTGTGCCTGTTTTGCCTGTCCATCTGTTTATAAGATCAGGTGCAGTTACACCTCGTCCACCAAATATATCACCTTCTTTGGGAGTACTAATAGCAGTTGATATCTCTCCAGCAAGGGCGCCTTTAGCCGCTTCGCCTACATCTTGACCATTTATTTTGGCACTTAATGCTCTGTCCACTATTCTACCAAAAGGATTATTTTCTAAAAAGTCGCCTATTCCTCCTAGGAAGCCTGATGAACCACCTCCATCTTCACCACTACCTGGTGCTGTAACATAGGTAGGTCTACTAGCATTTAAAACTATTGCATTCATAAAAGGATCGCCTATAGGATCTTCTTTTTTAAATTGATCTACTAAGACTTGTTGGGCTCGTTTTCTGCCTTCTTTTCCAGTATCTTGAGCACGTCCTAAAATGCCTGATACATCCATATTAGAACTACTTGTAACCGCTATAGGTTTTTTGCCGTTTACATATCCTGGTAAATTTTCTGGTTTGTCTATTTGTTCAAATCTATCTAAATCTGTATCAGTTAATGGAAAATTAAATTTGTTTGATGTAGTAAAGTTTTCATATTCAAAGTCCATTTGGAAATCCATTGTGTCACTACTTGCATAATCTATTTCACTAAATCTCATTCTGGTCATTACTGGATTTGTTATACTGTATTGTACTCCAGTATCACCATGATATAAAATAAAATCTATACGTTCAAAAAAGTTAGGTGTTTCTGAAAGATTGAATCCAAAATCATTACTATTATAAGCCACATACTTTGATGACTGTTGACCTAATTTACTTTCTTGCATGTATTCATGATTGGATCTAAAGAAATTTATAGGATCTCTATTATCGTCATAAAATTTATTTCTAGGATTCATATATAGATGAGAATAATATCTCATAAACAAGGTTAACCATTCGTTTTGAATTGTGTCATGTACTGTTACACTAACAGGCCCATACTCCAATCCTGTCTGTACAATTTTTTTCCTATTGTATTTGTTTTTGACTTCAGTTTTAAATTGAACTTCTGGTAATAAAGCAGTCTTTACCAAAGAGCTAATACGAGTTCTAAATTCAGTACTATCTTTATCACCAAGTGTGATTGTTCTTGTTATATCTCTATTTGGAATAAAGTTTACATAGCCTTGAAACTTCTGACGTGGAGGAGCAACATCAGGTCTAAACTGATAGGCGTTACGGAAATCCCTTGCAAAGAATTTCCGTTGTCCGCCGCCAAAATTAAGAAACCGCACCGGTCAATCTCCAGGATTAACCTATTGTAGTTGTGCCTGTTTCAACTGTTTCTGGGAATGGGTTTCCACTTACAGTTCTACCGTTAACGTCATTATCACCTTCAAAGTGGATTGCGTTATCGTATCTTACCTGCATAATAACCTGTACTGGATCATTTGCAGTGTAATCATTTTCACTGTAGTTTACGTTTGTTAAAAAACAACCTTCTAAGAACCAAACCTCACTTGCACCAGCATTAACACCATCTAATATTTCTATTTGAGCGTCAAATTTGTAGTCGCTACCTGAAGCAGGTGTTGACTGTTGGAAGTGATTTAACTGTCTTTGAACTTGAGCACCAACAAGTTTTGCAACTTGGTTAGTGATATCGTCTCTTACAGTAATGGTTACTTGTTCCCATTGATGCTTACCTTGTAAAAATATCTTTGAGTTGTAACTATCAACTGGCACTTCTTCATATGTAATCTGAGGACGTGTCACACTTTGAACGTTTTGTGTTAAAACTTTAGTTTCAGCACTTCCGCCAAAGTTGTTTAATAGGCTAACCCTAAAACGATATTTTAATTTAGGCATTAAGATACCAGAACCAGTTTGTCCTGTTATAGGTACACCAAACTTACTTTTGGTTTCTGTTGTTGCACTTGATACTGCCATATTTTTCTCCTAAAGAGCTCTTTTATATAACAATATTTATCAATAATGGGTTCAAATAATTAACTCTAGTTTTAATTATGACATAAAAAAAGGGCGGAAAAACCGCCCTTTTAATAAAGTTTTTATAAAACTTAGCCTGTTGAGCCCAAAGTATTTTGGATTCTGATAGGAATGTAAATAAATTCTACCGCTTTGACTGGTTGTATTGCAACGTCAATGTGTAGTTCATTTCTATCAATTCTTGCTGGAGTGTTATTTGTTGTATCACAAACTGTGATAAAGTCAAATAAACCTCTCTGAGCAACTAGCTCACCAAGTAGTCTATCAACAACCACTTTAGCATTTGCTCTAGTTACTTCATCGTTTGGTTCAAACAAGAATGGTTTTACTGCGTCGTCTAATTGCTCACGTAAGTAAACTACTAGTCTTGCAACGTTAACTCTATCCAATGCACTTGAATTTGGGTTAAGAGTTTTTTGTCCAAATACAGCAAGGCCTCTTCCTGGGAAGTTACCGATTGGGTTAATCTTATTACTGTATAGGCTATCTCTTTGACCTTCACTTAATGCTACTGGTTGGAATTCTCCACTTGCTGAATCTAAATATCCAGTTGATGTAGCATTGTTTACAAGTCCTCTTTGGAAACCTGCTGGTGCAAACCAAGGGAAAGCAACCTGGTCGTTAAATGCAATCGTTCTCAATGCCATGTGTGACGCTGGAACAAATACATTTGAACCGTCTAAGTTAGTTGCTAAACCATGTGGGTAGTAAACAGCCGCATATGGATCACTTGATAGTAAACCATCTTCGCCGTTTTCACCTGCGTTGTTATTGTTGTTTGCCCAATTACTTGTGCTGGTTGCATCTGAAGCCAATCTAAATGGTGCATCTATAACACTAAATACAGTGTTCTTTCTGTCAACACCTAGAGCAATCATTTCATCTACAAGTTCAGGATAACCAGGAACCGCTAATACATTAAATCTATTAGTTTCGTTTCTGATATCTTGATTACTTGCTAATGATGATTGTAAAGCCTTTACAATAACCTGTCTTTGAGCTTTTCTTAACATGTAAGGTGAGCCATCGGATTTGTTACCGCTTTCATCTGCCCAGTAAGAATTAGTTGCGTCCCATTTTTTAACGTTACCGCCACTAGCACATTTATTCCATGCTAACATTCCTGCAGGATATCTGCTTGAATTAGGAGCAAAACTATATAATGAACCTGATGAAGAGCTTCTAAATTCACCAAATAAAATACCGTCTGGTGTATCTTGATCGCTATTATCAACTATGGCCCATGCAGTACCTGACCATTTATAAATTTTAGGATAGTTTTCTAAATCACTACCATCAATCCATAAATCATTTGCTACTAAACTGCTTGATCCATCGCTTTGTTTTGTTGGCTCACTGCCTTTTACTTGTACATCATTGCTGTATGATACCCAACCATTAGCACTATCGTTAACTAAAATGTCAACATTGTCTGTGCTTACAACTGAATCATACCAGAGAGTTCCATCTGCAAGAGTTCCTGTAAGAGCAGAACTTTTTGCTGTGAAACTTAATGCTTCAAAATTACTGTATGGTGAATCTGCTGTTAAATTAATGTTTGCTGGACCAAAACCTGCTACATTACCTTCCCATAACAAAATATCTTTACCGTCAGCATTTGTAATATTGACTTTACCATTGGCATTTGATGCTAAAACATTTGCTGTAAATGAAAGACTAGCATTAGCACTACTAATAGCACTGTTAATGTCTTGTACTATGTCATCAACACTTGCGTTACCATCTGAATCACCGTCTGTTCTTAATTGAACAGCAACGTTGGCGCCATCATTTACTCTCATGTAAAAACTTACTGTACTACCAGTATGTGATGTTAAATCAACAACACTTACGTTTGCAGAACTTTCTGCTTTTAAACTTGAACCACCATTGTGTCTTTTTAATTCAAAAGTTGCTGTTCCGTCTATAGCATTTGTGCCATCACCGGATAAATCAACAATTAAATCACCTGCACTTGGTGAGTTACCATGTCTCAATACTGCAAACCCTTCTGCTACTGTTTTGACAGCAAATACAGTTTGTTCAGTAAATTGAGATGTAGATGCATTATAAAGTTTTACACTATATGATGAACCACTATTTGGTGAATTAATACCAACAAATACATCACCTGATTGTAATGCTCCGCCACCACTTCTTGTTTGAGGTAATTGATAATGATACCCAATGCTGTGGAATGCTGAAGATGTGTTTGTTACCCAGTCATTAGAACCGACTAAATCCCAATCACTAGTTGATGTTTTTTGATATAATTTAAAAGTTGCTAAAGTACTACCTGAGTTATCAAAATAAACTACTGCAAACTCATCTTTTTTACCGTATGAGCTTTTAGGTTTATCTGAAGAATCTAAATCTGTACTTGCTGGAACTTTTGCTGTTTTGTTGACCCAATTAGTACCATCGTGTAATTTAATACCTATAACAGTACTAGATGTGTCTAACCAATAAGAACCGTCTGCTGGTGCTGTTGTAGGTGCTGTAGCACTTGGTGCCAATGCATCTAAATCAACATTTGCTCTCAAAACGTATGCACTATTGGCTACGCCTAAGAAACTGTAAGCGGCTAATAAACCGTATTCGTTTCTTTCGTCACCGTGTAGTTGTGTTCCACCACTTGATCTGAATGATGGGTTACCATAGTTTTGAAGAAGTTCTCTTTGGCTTGAAATTCTAAATAATTTCCCTGCGTTTGCTGATGATGTGTACGCCGCTGTGCCACTACCATCAGGACTGCTTTTGTCCTGTGCTGTAGCGATAACAATCAACGGTACTGTACCTGTACCAGCCGGAGCATAAAAACTTTCGTCTGTTACACTTATACTAACGCCAGGGCTAACTAATGTTGCCATATTGTTCTCCTAATATATTAGATACGTTACTCGTATGCACTTATTTATCAATATTAGGGATTTTTCAGTATTTTAGAAATTATGCGGTATTATATGGTATTAAACTAATTTAAGTGGATTTACAAATAATTTAGATTGTATTTCTTTTATTTTAATCTGTAATTCTTCTATAGAGCCGTCATTTTTAATTATGTAATCTGCAGGATAACCAGCCCAATTCCATTCACTTTCATGTACATCAGCATATCTGGTTTCCATGATTTTTCTGTTTACAGCATTATGATAGGCTTCTTTAGCAACATTAAACCATTCAGGAAGCTCTCCACGTTGAACCCAAATTACTTTTCCGCCCATTTCATTTATAAGATGTAATTCATTTCTAAAACGTGCATCGCTTACAACAACACATGTAGCATTATTATTTTTACAACGAAGTCTATATTCCAAACTGTCAAGCCAGATATCTTCACTGAAATGTTCTCTCATTATATCTGTGCCTAAAAGTTGTAATGCTAATCTTGGAGTAAAGTTGGGTACACCTAATTTTTTAGTCCAAAACATATCAGGTGTTTCACGAAAGTCTCTGCTTTCCACTGTGTCGCCTTCAAGTAATTCTCTATTCCAACCAAAAATGGTTGCTGTCATATCTTTTAAGGGAGCCGCAAATGAATCTTGCACACAGCCAAGTTTAACAAACTCTTTTGCTACTGTGTCTTTTCCTGAACCTATAAATCCGCAAATTCCAATTATCATTTAGCCAATTACAAAACCAAGTGGTTGATTTCCTTCTTCCATATTGTGAATACTTTCTTTAAGACTATCTATCATAGTTACTGCTTCGTTTTTCAAATCTTGGCCATTTAACTGAATGGCACCACCTGCACCAGGAAGTCCACTGGTATATTTACTTCTTGCTTCACCTAACATCATTTTACTTTGTGCTAGAGCATAAGTACCTAACCAATTTCCTGCATAAACATCTTTTAATAAAATACTTTCAGGTATAAAATTATATACACCCACTGCAACTTCTTCTTCGTGTCTGACGTTTCTTAAAATTTTTAATTTCTTAGTATTTCTGTTCCAAAGGAAATTATATTCACTACCAAACACACGACCGATAGTTTCTTTATATTGTGCAAATGCATCAAATACTGCAAGTCCACCTATCTGTCCTGCTTGTAGCATATACATATTGTTAAATGCAACATCAAAAGGATCAAAGTTTGTACCACCACCACTGTTTGTGCCGATACCTCTTCTATATAGTCTGCGTACTTCCATTACTTCGTCAGGTAAAGTGTATTCTGTTACACCATCTTGCGTGGTAAAGAATATAATACTTTCTTCTACACTACCTGAACTTAACTGACGATATATTGCTATTGCTTTATCTATAGCAACATCATAGTGTTCTCTGTCTAATTCAACATCAACTATTCCGTCAGCCAGACGTAATTGCAACTCTTTGATAAGGTCTTCTCTGCTTTTATATCCTATTTGATCTTGTGGCATACTACTATTTATCTAAATTTGTTTTAAAAAGCCTTTAGAATTAGTATATGCTCATTCATTCTACCGTTAAGTTTTACTTCTGTAGCCTTAATATTATCGAACTCTGATTGAAATTTTGTTTTTGCATTGCCCTTAAATGCTTTTAATTGTTCTGCAGGTTTTCTAAGTGTTTTTTGCCAACTTACTGTATCACTGAAATCCTTTATGCTGGTGCCTTTTACTGTTAAGCCTAAAGATGTAGTTGCTTTTTTATATACGCCCAGTTTTCTATTCTTAGTATTAAATACCCAAACTTCACTGGCATCTATAATTTCCACAGGATTTATACTGCCTATGCCTAAATCACTGTCGTTGATTTTGTATTTTAATTTGGATACTAATTTTTCTCTGCTTATGGCTTTTGGCTTTCTGGGTTTGCGTTGTGCTTTACCTGTTTCTATTAGTGTATCACATGCTGAATTTATTTTTTCAAAAAATGCTAGGAAACCTTTACGCATTTTGATATCAAAATGGCTGTATGCTTCTTTTAAATCAGGATCGTCCCATGCGACTAGTTCTTGTGCTTCTGCATATTCATCAGCAAACATGTCCTTTATAATTTTAGCATGTGCTGGTTTAACAAGTGGGCTATGAGCTCTCATATCATTATAGGGATCAAATTGTTTGATGTTGAATTCTTCTGCATCAATAAATGTATCCAATTTATTTTCCCATTCACCGCACAATGAGGATACCTGTTCCCTCATTCTGTCCTGAATACTGATTACTCTTTTATTGGCTTGTTTTTCTTCTTTAACTTCTATAACTTTTTTAGCACGATCTAACCATTCCGATTTTTTAGTTTCATTAATATATGTTAAAATGCCTTCAGGCATCCAGCCTAATTTTTTATAAATAAAGGCATACTTTCCTGACGTACTAAAATAAGCATCTGGAATGGATAAAATATTTTTAATATCTTTTTTATCCCATCCACTGGAGAGTTTAATCCAATCTTTCATATGTTTTTGTAAATTTTTGCTCTGTATTTCTTGATGAACAAAATAATGACATTCTTGATATGCTTTTTCTCTATCCTGTTCAGAAGTTAGCAATGCCAACTCTTTCCAGTTAGGTTCTTTGATTAAATATGAACTTGCTTTTGTTTTTCTTCTCGCCATTCTAGTCCTTGAAAAGTTTAGGATCTGGATTACCATACAAAACTTGAATTGGTAAGGGCCAGTTTTTAAACCCTAATATTTTCTTTTTATCTTTTAAAACATTTTTGTCTTTGTAAAACTGAGTAATACTTAACATACCCTCAAATCTACCTGACTGCTCACCTGCTTTAAAAGAAAAATATGTGTTTGCTAGAATAAAAATGAATGCTATTAAATAAATTTCCATATGATTCCTAAAAATTTTATTCTAACAAAAAATTATCTTTTGTCAACTATTTTATTCATATGCCAACTTCTACGCCTGCCAAAGAATAAAAATTCCAAATGTTCTGTTAAGTTTTTAGGATAATGATTAAACCTATCCTCTACTAAAACAGTTTCACCAAAATTACCAGACTCTAATTCTAGTACTTTTTCAGTAGTTATATATCTATTAAACTGTTTTATCTGATTTTTCGATAGGTTTTTATAGTCATTTAATGTTTTTTCGTCAATTTTGCTGGTAAATTGCTCTGCAACAAAATCAACATAATGATCAACCAAGTTGTTGTTTTGAATAATAGGCATAAGGGAATGGAAATACTGCCAACCTTGGATACTGAGTCCGCCTATATCAGCATCCATATAGCCTTTGTCTTGCCATCTGTACAAACCCTGTTTAATTTGATCAACCCATTTTGGAAAATATTTGTCTTCTCTTAATAAAACTTTATACAGAGAATTATAAAATTCCATATAAGTATAATCAAATTCTTCAAACAAGTATTTAGAAATAATATTAGATATTCCATACATATGAAATCCTAAAACAAACCAAGTAAATATACTTTCGTCTATTAATTGTTCTCGGTCAAATGTATTTGTGGATTGAATTACTTCTATAGATTCAGCAATACCATTTTGTTTATCATCTAAGAAATCTCCTGTATGTACACCATAAAAGAAATCAAATGCTTCAAACGTTTTTAAATTATAATCCGCAATTTGTTTTACATACATTGGGGAGTTTATTAGTAACTGTAAAAAATAAACATCTAAATTTAAAATATTATTTTGAATTACCTGCTCTAAGGTATTCCGCCAGGATTCACTTGTTTCACCTGGCATACCTAAAATTAATTCTGTTAATACAGGTAAATGATTTTTATTTGCTAATTCTGTAACTTCCGTTATGGAATTTATTTTCATGTTTTTACGTTTAATATTTTCTAAAACATGATCGCTGGTTGTTTGTAAACTTAATGTTACGCCAGTTTGTATTTGTGCGTCTGTAAATAACTTAACTATTTCCACAACCGTGTCATTGCTATTTTTGGCATAACTTACACTAAGTCCATTTGGACAACCAGTTAATTTATTTTGTTCTACTATCTTTTCTGCAATCTTTAAATCACGTTCTTTAAAAATACCAAAGTTACTTGATGTTAGTGAAAGATATGGCAATTTATTTTTTGAAATCCAATCTAGTTCAGCATTTATTCTTTCAAAATAAAACTTATACATTTTACTTGCCGTTGCACTACCCCAATCACAAAATGTACAACTATATGGACAACCTCTATCTGTTTCTATGGTTGGTACCCATTCTATATCAGGATGTTTTTTTAATAAATTATCAAACATTCCATTTAGGTATGGACTCGGTAAATCAAGTTCTTTCATTCTTTCAAATTGATTTATTTTATCTAATTTTTTATTTTGTAAAAATTGTAACAAAAGATGTTCTACTGCTTTTTCGCCCTCGCCTATTACTATGCTATCAACAAATGGATATTGTTCAAAAAAGTTTTCCTGTCTCCAAGGAAGTTCTGGACCTCCCATTATAATTTTTATGTTAGGATATGACTCTTTTAATCTTTGTGCGAGTTTAAAACAATAATTTCTATTCCAAATATATAAACTAATTAAAACAATATCAGTATCTTTGTGTGATTTTATTAATTCATCTATTGTGTCTCTTCTAAAGATGATATTACTGATAGAAAAGTTTTGTTTTATATCACTGTTCTGTATTATGTAAGACCATAACGAACCTACACTATAAGGCAAATAGTAACTATTTAAATGATGCGGGCCTGTTTGAAAATTAGGCTGTATTAAAGATACTGAGTACATACATACTACTTACCTTTACTGAACTTTCTATCTAGATTAAAGGGTAAGTTATTGTCAACAATATTTTTCCATATTGCTATTGTTCTGTCTAAACCATCACTTAGTTCCACTTTAGGGAACCAGCCTAGTCTACTAGTAATTTTGTGATTTGTACTATTCAACAAATATATTTCGCCTGGTCTTGGAGGTTTTGTGTCCCAATTAACTTTACCATCCCAGCCTATTTTATTTGCTATTACTTTTACATAGTCTTTAATTTTAATTGCATTATCAGGACCTATACAAAATATTTCTCCAGCACATTTATCTGGATTTACAATAACTGTTTCCCAAGCATCTAGTAAATCGTCAATATAGATGAAGTTACGATAAGGTTCACCATATCCCAGATTAATTTCTTTTTCGTTGGTGAGCATTTGATAAATGATTTGTTCTGTTACAAAAAAATTGTTGTCTTTTCTACCATATGCATTTGTTTGTCTTATAGCAGTAAAAGGTAATCCATAACTTCTATGGGCATATTCTAAATATTTTTCACAGCCATATTTTGCAACGGCGTAAGGAGCATTTGGGTTTGGAGGAGTTGTTTCATTAAATGCAATAACACCTTCCTCTTTACCATCTTTAATAATATCGCTTATAGGTTGCCAACCATATACTTCCATAGTACTGGCAAACACAAAGTTTTTAAAATTTTTAAGTTGTGCCGCAGTTTCAATCAAGTTTACTGTACCCACATAGTTAATTTCACTAAAAGGTATTTGCTCATAAAAACTGTCTTGTACTTCTGTTCTTGCCGCCAAATGTACAATAATTTCAGGATCAAAATCCAAAACCTGTTTACTTACTGCTTCATGATCTCTTAAATCTTCTTTCAAAAATTCTAACTCATGTTTATCTTTGAGCCTTTCCACCATGTGTTGGCCTATAAATCCATCTGCACCTGTTAAAAATATTTTCATTATAATTCCTCTGTTTTTGCAAATCCTGTAACTTGCAAAGTATATCTGTTTGTGTTGCTTATATTACTAACACAATGTACTTGATCTTTTAAAATATAGGCGTAATCACCTTTGATATATTCTGGAAATGATTGTTTCTCTATTTCTAAAAAATGTCCCATAATTTTATCCTGCAGGAAAACATTCACTCTTACCGGAGTTTTATTTTCTATATCCCATTTATTTAATTTGGCTAAATCAAATAACCTAAAAAACTTATCTGTGTGTGGTCCTATAAATCTGCCTGGTTTAATACAATTCACTGTAACCATAGCATGTTCAATAAAACTAAATTGTTCTTTTATTTTATGAGCCCATGCTGGAGCATAGTCATCATATGTTTGTAAAACAATAGGTCCATCTTGGGGATAATCTGGTACTGGCAAATTGTTGTCTTTCCAATAACCACCTGACCAAATACTATTAGTTTCTTCTACAAATTTAGTTAGATATAATTCTCTTTCATCTAACCAGGATAAATCTACGTGCCCTTTAATCACTTATACAACACCGTAACTTGTGCAGAATAAAAAGGCTCATCTCCCATATTACCTGCAATATGCCAATCATCACTACCAAATTTCACATAGTCACCTTTACGCCATTGTGTGTAAGGTTTATCATGTATTTCATAATAGTGTCCTCGTTTCCAATCATCTAAAAATATCAAATAACGATATCCCTCTCCCTCTCCATGTTCTTGTTTTAATTTAAAATGTTTATCAACATGATGAGGAATAGTCTGTCCTGGAGGTATTTTTATTGTGCTAACAACATGATGATCAAAACCCTGCGGGATTTTATTTGCTAAATCATGTACCCATTGAGGTGACTCTTCAAACATCTGCCATATACTACTGTTATGTTTAGTGTAATATTTTTCCAATGCTTCATATTGTTGATAACACTGAAAATATTCAGTATATTCTATAGCATCCAACATGTCTAACGATACGTCAATGTCTATATGTCCGTAACTAATCACAATAACTCTCTAAAGTTCCTCTACGTCTTAAGTCTAAAGTAGCACAGTGTATACCGCCAGAGAGCGTCATAGAGTGCCTAAACTGTACAGGTACACTGTTAATGCCCCACTTGTCTAATTCACGCATCAGTGGCTCTTGTGCTGAATCACAGATAATAGTATTCTCATCCACACTCAGTATATTCATGCCAATGTATGGAGAACATGGAGCAATGTAGCCTTCGTCTGCTAATTTACTTCCCTGTACTACACAATCATCAAACCAAATTTTATCCCATTTTTTAAACATTTCAGGACAGTTGTCTGGTGTTACTCTTGAGCTGTTTAATAACACTAATCCAGGTCTTAGTGGAACAATAGTGCTGTCAAAATGTGCAAAACTATAAAGTTCGCTATAATGCATTTTGTAACCCATTGGCTCTAATAATCGTTTTAACCATTTGAAGCCTTTCATGTTACCACTATTACTAACTTGATATAATAAATCTTTTCCTACTCTCACAATATTAGGAGCATCAAAACATATCTCATGATCTAATAGGGTGGCAATGTCTAAATTGTCAAACTGATACATGTCATCATGTAAGTTTGGTTTAGGTGCTTGTAACCATAATGCACCATCTTCAAATGCTTCGTACATTATGTCTTCATATAAATGTTTTGTTTCAAAATATCTTGCTCTTACAGGAGTAGGTGTTTCAATTAGCATATCACCCAAAGGTAGTATTAAATCACGTGGACACCAACTGTACCAGCCTTTTGTGTTCCAGCCTTTACCAATATCATAATTTAGATTTTCCCAATCCACAATTTTAGGTCTGTGAACTTTTACGCCCATTTTTGTAAGTGTGTCTGCTAAACCGTCTGCATCTTCGTTTGCTTCATCTATAACCCATTGAGGATAAACTCCTTCTAATGGTTTGATCTGTTCTTCAGGGTAAGGTGCGTAACTGAAACTTCTTGCTGAAATATCAGTTGCTATACGACTATGATGGGCATGTCCTACTATTATTTCTTCTAATGGATCCCAATCATTGTGTGAGTTTACTATCATTTTGTGTGTCTCCTTTATTGTATTTATTTAACAATCGCCTAGCCATTCACTTATACAGACTCTGTAATTGTTTGTTATTCCTCTATTAAAATCTTTATGTCGTTCTTCGTCACCCAATCCAAATATCACAGAATCAGTCCAAACTAAATCCTGTTCATGGCATATTTCCTCATACTGAAATCTATATTTTTGCCAATTATAGTCTGGTGAAAAGTTTTTCATATATTCTATACCCAGTGCCATGCTGTAATTGTTTGCCATTTTTACTTCATTTAGCATACTGACACCATCATCAACATATTCTCTTGTAAATCTTACACCTACTCTGTGATTTTCCAATGTAAAAAAGGGTTTACTTAAACTGCATGTGACTTCTTTTATAGCCGGAAATTGTTCTAAATCTATATGTATATGTTTTGATATACCCCAATAAGCCAAATCCAAACATACAGGTATTTCATATTCTTCGCAAACATTCATTAAGTATTCAAAATCAGGTAACATACTGCCATAGTCACTAAATGGTGCACTTATTAATAATGCATGTAAATCACGTCCTTGAATATCTGCTTCTAGGTGAAAAGGGTATGTAACATATTTAAAATCTACATGTTTGCCCAAACAGGCATGATACTGGAAGTCACCTTCTAAAACTAATATTTGTCTGTTATGGCAATGTTTTAAAATAAAATTATCAAATGTTTGGCTAGTGCCCTGAGTATAGTCTGCAAATTCAAAATTATCAAGTCCTTTTAAAGAATTGTGTTCGCTAAAATTAAGCCATTCTCTCCAGATATTGGAATATTCATCCAAACTGGGAGTCTGTGTGATGTTTAAATTATTATGAAAATTTAATACTTCACTATTTCTTATGGGTCTTGCACCTCTTACTGCCGGCATGCCAGTATTTATCGAGTTAAATTATGCTTTAATTTTTTTATGATAAGTATATGTATGTATAATAAACCCATAAATGCTGTTCATGTAGAAGTCACAGATAGATGTAATTCTGAATGTCCTGCATGTGCAAGATCTGCCATGGGAGGACCAGTAAAAAGTTTTATAAAAAATAAAGAACTTGGCATTAAACATTTTACAGATTTTATAGGAAAAAAATTTTGTAGTCAAATTAAACATTGGAATTTTTGTGGAAATCTGGGAGATCCCAGCAATGCACAAGAACTAGTAGAAATAGTTGAATTTTTATTTACATGTAATCCAGATACAAAAATAGACATAAGAACAAATGGTGGCGCAAGAAATACAAAATTTTGGAAAAAATTAGGAAAGCAATTCAAAAACAAAACTTTTGAAAAAAATGGTGGAGTCATTTGGAGCATAGATGGATTAGAAGACACAAATCATATCTATAGAAAAAATGTAAGATGGTCAAATTTATGGAAAAATTTTCAATCATATTTTTCTGTAATGGAAGATAATCCTGCAGGTTCAAAAGGTGCATGGGAGTTTTTGTTATTTGATCACAACAAGCATCAGATTTCAGAGATTAAAAAAATATGCGAATCTTTTAATCTTGAATTTAGATGCAAAGAAGCATTTGGTTTTAACAAAAACATAGAAACAAATGAAACATATACTATGCCTGTATATGACCGAATACCAGACGAGAATAATTTATATAAAAAATTATATAGTATAAAACCATTTGATATTGACGATACTAAATTGAATGACAACCATAAACCACACATAGATGAAAACTACAAATATGTTAGAGGAGGACCATACGATTTAGAACTTATAGAAAAATACCTAGTGGATAATAATCTAAATATAGATATAAACTGTGCCAGTGTATCAGAAACAGAAAATTTTTATGAAATATTTTTAAATGCAGATGGTGCCGTATATCCTTGTTGTTTTCATGCTTCTAAAATGCAAATAGGGGACGGGCAACTGAAATCCATGTATAATATATATAACAATTATTTAAATAAAGTAAACACAATGGAAGTCATTTTGTCTTCATC